AGGTACGTAACCTTGTACGGTAAGGATAACTGTTGCACCAGCTGCCACTGGGCCGTCTACGCAAGGATTGCTGATAGAGAGGCAAGCTGCGTAAGTTACTGGAGCCAGCATGATTGGGTTAAGTGCTGGGGCACACAAGCCGTGAATCACTGCATTAGCTTCAGGCACTAGCAAAGCCAAAGTACGCTCAGAGAGATAGCCGCCGCCAGTAGCATCTAAGCCAGTCTCGGAGTAATCTTCATCGCCAGAGTTAACTGTCTTGTTATAAGCATGGTACTCTGTCTCGCGCAAGTTAGCAATTTCCATTGAGCTTGGGTCAACCACCAGAGCCATACGTGACCAAGTGTCGTTCAAGTTAAACAAAGGATGAACTTTGAGTTTGAAGTTACCTACGTCAGTCATGAACTCAGTGAACTTATGCCCAAACTTAGTCTCGGAAGTAGTTGATTGGAAGTTAGTATTGGCTGCAAAGAGCGCATTAATAACTGCAAAGCCTTTATTGCCTGTCAGCAGGATACGGTCATTCTCGCTAGACATATCGGTAGACACGTCAAACACTGGATTAACCATAGAGAACAACTGTTCCTTAGTAGTAGTGCTTGCTGCGTATCTTACATTTTGCGGGGCATTCTTCTTAATCTGAGAAATGATACCGTCCATGAAGCGCAGAGGTTGACCCTTATGCACTGTGCGGTGACGCTCACCAAAGATAAGAGCCATCTCTTGGTCGATAGCATGGTAGTGCGCAGCTTCTTCCATAGAAGTTACTGAGACAGATTTACCTAACTCTGGACGCTCGGCCATAACTGTGCCAGAGACTGACCAAGCAGAACGGAAAATTTGCACAATATTATCTAGCTCAGTGTGCCCATGACTGCGGCCTAGCGGAAAGAGCGAGCCTTCTTCGTAAGCAGAGCCAATTTGCCACAAGTCAGCGCCCGCTGGGATAGCCTGAGCAGAGCTAGACCCCATGCCACGACGAACCAAGATTTGATTTGAGCTAAGAATGCTAACTACGTACATAGTTTCGTCCGTAGCTAAGACTCGGACTACTGCGCCTGGGACAAACTCAGTAGCATCGCTAACTGAAATTTGCATTTGGCTACCAGTAGTACTAGCTGCTGCTGCAGCAGTTACTGTAGCACGAGCAAAGACCATAGACTTAGCTGACCACTCATACTTATGGCTTTGAATTTTGATATTCTTCATCATAGCTGAGAGGGCAGTTAGCATAGCTGGAGAACCAGGATACTTCTGCAAGAGAGTAGTACGGAAGCTAGGAGCTAGCTGTCGTGGGCCGTAGTTACTGGTGTTAAACATGCCTAATGTTGACATTTGATTTCCTTAAAGATTAAATTACTTAGTTTAGAAGTTTCCAGCGGCAATTACTGACCGCTCGTTACTTGGCATTCTAGCTTCTTTGCCTGCTTTACCTTTAATAGAAGTTGCCATGGCTTGTAGGTAGCCAGTGAGAGCCTCATTAACTTGAGTAGCATCGAAGGTAGGATTGTTTTTTACGATACCTTGAGTTAAGGCATCACGAACTGGCTTGAGAGAGGGGTCTGCGAGGAGGGGGTTATTAGAGATAGTTTTATTTATCTCGAATTCTTTTTGCCGAGAGTTAATTAACTCAGGCACACGATTAGATAAAGCCTCATCTACTCGTTTTTGTATTAAAGTGTTGCTGGCAGCCATAGCTTCTGTGAAAGCTCCCTGCCCAGCTTGGTTAATGATTGCACGAAGTGCGTTAGCGTCGCCTGAAAGTGCAGCAGCAAAGCTAGCTTCGTCCACTTGCCCTATAAAGTCTATATTTTTCGCTGCGGTAGCTAGATTTTCGCGATTGATTGCAGCGAAAGGGTCAACTTTCTTGGCATTAGGGTCAACATTAGGGTCTTGCTTAGGAGTAAACAAGTCTCCGTAGTCATTAAGAGTCTTTTCTGGGGCAGCTTCTGGAGCTTTATGTGCTGCGTCCCACTGCTCTAGTGGAGTTAGCTCCTTAGCTTCGTCTTTCTTACCTGTGAAAAAGCTTTTCATAGTGGCTAACAGTCCACTATCACTATTATCTCCGCTTACGTTAGAGCTTCCGCCTGATGTTTGCATTCCTGCTGGCATAATTATTTCCTTTTTGATTAAACTCACTGATTACTTGACTTGAACTTAGCTAGTAACTCTTGCGCTACTAGGATAGTCCCCCGATACTCTGCGATTGCGTACGCGTACTTAACTGCATCTTCTGGCTTATACATAAGATTCATGATTCCCTCAAGGGAGACATTTATCATTGTCTGAAGGTAGTGCCTAATTACTGGCGGAAGAGTTGCCTTAGCTATGTCGTTGTCTAGCCTTATCAATTCTTCCTCAGTAAATTCAGCTTCTATTTCATTAAGTATTTTAATTTGCTTCCTATTGTCCAGTTCCATTTACTTGCCCTTGTTGTTGAATCTGTGCCTGCTGTGCCTGCCTTGCTTGTGCTTGCTCTGGCGTAAACTTAAACTTATCTAAGTCTCTCAAGCCTTTAACTTGCAGCAAGTGAACTGTCATTCCTGCTACGTCATAAGTACTAGCTAACTCAGGTGAGCTACCAATAGTTTGAATAGCTGTGATAATAAGCTCTGAGTTAGCAATTCTATCAGGCGGCAATAGACCATCTGAGATTTTAAAGCTAGGAATTAGAGACTTCAATTGCTCAGGACTAATAGTTACTTGCTGCTTTAGAATCTGGCTAAGTATCTTATCTGGCGACTGATACTGCAAGATATTACTTCTTGTAATTTCCTTTAATGGAAGGAAGAAGCTATCTTCTAAGTTCATAGCTAGCGCCATTAAACGCTGCCCACTAGCTGCCATAGATTCTGAGAACTGGTCATTAGTCTTATTACCCTTAACGAATTGCCCCGCAGCTACTTGGTTAAGTCCTGAAATATCGTTACCGAAAGACAAGATATTAGAAGCTTGAGAAACTCTGGAGCCTAAAGCTCTATCTTCGTAAGGGATAGGGTAGTAGGCATCTTGCAGTGATTGCCCATAAGCTGAAGTTCTTAGTGGAATTTTAGCTGTAGGGTTAGGACTGTTAACATCTCGCTTGTTGATTAAGTGAGGATTGTAGATAGCTCTATCAGTTAGCATTCTCCTTAAGGATTTGATTTCAGAAGTAATTAGCATACTAGCTACGTCTTGCAAATCTTCTAAGTTGTGGCTAAATGACTTAGCTTGCTGCCCGATTCCTTCGTCTAATAGTTGGCAAAATACGATAGGTAGATAGTTATGCTTATTGCTTAGCTGCTTCAGGCTCATTACCTTACAGCCATTAACTATGTAAAGCTCAAAGATAGCTTGCTGATTTACATTAGCTATTTCGGCAGAGCTAGCAGTGAAGCCTAAGTCGGCTGGAATAGCGCGGAAATAGACTTTAGTTACTTCATAACTAGCCAGCCTCTGGGTGCCCTTCTTACTCATCTCATCTGGAGTTAAGTCAAAGTAGGCAGCAGCTAGGATAGGAGTAACTACATTAGTATTAGCATCGGCGATATCGGGAGTTCGGTACTTGAAAGCTGCATTAGCTAAGCCTGCTTTAAATATTTCATCTCTCTCTGACTCCTGAATTTCTAATTTATCCATCAGCCTAGTTAATCTAGTAGCTGTGTAGAGTTCAGTATAGCCCGCGAAGTCGCCTTCTTTATGGATATCTTTAACTCTAACTGAAGTATCGTAGAAGCAATTGTAGAGGGAGATTCGCTTTAGCTTATTACCAGCCCAGAGAACATCAGTCTCTGGAACTGGCGCAGTAGGGTCGTTAGTTAAGTCAGCAAGGCTAGTAGTAGCTCTGACAGTCTCTACGTCCCAGTTAACTTCTACAGCTAATTGATTGTACTTAAGGCCGTCAAGGAAAGCTACGGATAGCTCAGATTTCCACCCAAAGTGCTGACTGTCAGCTTCGTAAATTGAAGTGTATTGATTAGCTACGGCTTGCAACTCTGGCGGGCTAACTACCTCAAAGATTGGCTCAGGAGTTAAGAAGATGTTAGTTAGCTTAGCTCTAGCGGAATCTACCTGAGATAGGATTAAAGGGACAATGAATTTAGATTTATTATCTACATCATTGGCATCTTTAAGCCCTTTCCAGCGAGCATAGGCTAAGTCTCTGTCTTTCATGTATTGACTATTCATTTGCCTAGTCATGAGAGTGACGTTAGTCACTAGCAGAGATTCTCTGTCTTCCTTAGAAATCATTGATTAAACTTTCTATTAAATTTTAAATTGCAGATGTTAGATGTTCTGGCTCAACACCAAGCTCTAGGTACTCAGGAGACTCAATCTCTGGAATAGCTATTAGATGCGAAAATTCGTTAACTACCCTTGCTGAGTAAGCTACAATATCCATTAAGTCATCTTGGTTAGCTGTGACTTTAGGATTGAACTTATAGATTTGACTAAGTAGGGGGGCTTTAGTCTCTTGGCTAACTGAAATTTCGCCAGCTTGCAGCTGCTTGAGCATCACAAGTAACCTTGAATTCTTAGATACTCCTTTAGGGGTAATCGGAATCAAGTTAATGTGATTTATCTTGAGAGCTTCTAAAGCTTCTTGGAACCAGAAGAGTAGCGATTCTTGGTAAGCTACTGCTTCGCTAACTACTGTAGCACAGCTATGCTTAGCGCAGAGCTTGAGGACCACTTCAATAGTTTGCTTAGGAGTTAGAACTTCATTAGTTACTGAGACTAGATGAGGCTTAGTATCATAGATTTCAAAGTAGCCAATAGCTGTAGAGTCACTTGTCTTTTTACGCCCAGAAGGGTCGATAATAATAAAGTTACCTTGATGTAAATCTTCTGAAGTATCTAAGACTCTTAGCTTACTCTGGTCGAAGGCAGTCTTTAGCTGTGGCGTAGGGTCATTCATCTTCTCTGACATAAAGATGTCATCTTTACCAGCGTCTATCAGAGAATTTAACTCATCATAGAGCATAGAGACTGGATGTAAATCTTCCCAGAGAGAAGTTCCATCAGCTAAAATACAGCCAGTAATAAAGCTAGTCCAGCTAGGACTATCTCTTAGCTTCTTTAGGATACAGTGCTCAGTAGGATACATATTACCTACGAAGATATGCTGGCAGCCGTAAGAACTCTTAGTCATCATGAATGTGCCTAACATCCAGTTGTACAGTTTCTCGGATAACTGTTCTGAATCAGCTGCTTCCCTAGTTTGGATATCATCCATAATCTGGAAGTCTGGGCGCTGATTATTCCTTACGATACCACGAGTAGCTGAGCCAGCGCCAAGCGCTGTTAGCTTAAGCTTTCTGCCTGCAAAAGAGAATTCTTTATCGTTGAGAGTATCCTTAGTGGCTGTCCTTTTCCAGTCTCCGAAGATGGCTACTATGTTAGGCTCGCTTAGCATATCTGCTACGTCACTAATAAAGTTCTGCGCCATTGAGTCAGTGGCTAAGGCAATTAGGATAAAGCGCTTATTGGAAAATAGGACAAGCCACACTACAATAAGTTTAAGCCAAGTAGTCTTGGCAAAGCCTCGTGGAAAGCCTAAGGCAAATTTAGAGAAGTCTCTAGGCTCTGCTTGAGCAGCAGTTAAAGTTTTATATAATGCATGGTAGAAAGGAGGGTAAGAGAACTTGTAGGCATCAGGCATTGTGATGGCGGCTAAAGTGTCTAAGTCAAGCTTCATCAGCTCAACTATCTTACCTCTGTCTATCTCTGCTGAGACTATGGCGTCTTGCATGGCTTAGGTAAAGGAAGTGGAATTGGCAGCTTATAATTTGGAGTAGCTAACTTAGCTTGCAGAGCTGCGATAGCTTCCTTAGTGTGCAAAACTGCTAGAGTTAGCTTAGCTTCTTCAATCTTAGACATCTATTGCCTCCTTATCTCTTTTATTTGCTTGTTCTCGGACTAGAGAGCTTGGCTTAGTTAATAGCTCTAATTCGCCAACTTGCAGGACTTCATTAGAGGAACTCTTAATTAAAGTGAGGTGAGGCATAGCTACGTTAGGCAGTTGGATATTAACTGTGTAAGAGGAGGCGCTAGCGTTTTCCTTAAGCTCGTTAGAAATTCTTCGCTTAGCGCTATTCGCCACCTGCATGAGCTTCATAACTTTCATAGGCTCCATTAGAGAGCCTTTAGTGTTTAAAGTATCTAAGATAATAGCTGCTGCCTTTTCCTCTATTGAATCGTAAGTATCATCGAGAGTTACTTTACTATTTATATTTTTAGCTGCTAGCTCTGCTAGCAAAGATTCGTTAATCGGGTCGCTAGCCACTTGGCTAATATAGCCCGCAGTTAATCCTGTGGCTCTGGCCACTTCTGCTTGGGAAAGTCCTTTAGCTAGTAGGGAAATGATTTTATCTTGCATGGTAGGATTATAGAGGATTTTTAAATTTAGAGCTTTGTTCTAGGGATTCCAGTGGTTGCTAGTTACTAGGGGAAGCTTGCTTCCAGCTTGCTCGCCTTATAAAAGATTAGTTAAGGGTAATTGAAAAAGTTTAGTAAAATTTTTGGGTTGCTTAGTAGAGTACAGTACCCTCAGCCTCAAAAAAGGTCTTACCCCCTTAGTAGTTAGAGTAGTTAGAGACTGAGGGGTTTAGTTTATTACTGAGCGGTGCGGTAAGTTACTAACTAAGGCAAGGTTAGTCGTTATGGTTAGCTTAAGACTAGGAAGCAGTAAGGTTTGGAGCAAAGCTCCATAAGGTTTTTAAGAGTAAGTTAATGAGTGTAAGGTTATAGATAGTTTAGAGGGAAAGAAAACTGTCCGAGCAAAGCTCGAAACTGTTACCATTATTAATGTAAGCTGACGGAACTTCTGTCAACGATTATGCGTCTAACACGTTAAATAGATTAGAGGATAGAGATTAGAAGATAGCTAAGTAATTAAGGTAATGTAAAGATAGGTAATAGTTTACTTAGTTTGATAGTGTTGTTAATTAGAGACAGATTCAAGGTAAGTAAAAAAGTATAATTACTCTATTAGTTAATTAGTCTATTACTTGATTAGTTAACTAATACGGCAATTTTGCCAATGTAAGTAAAGGAAAATAAAATGGCATTACTAAAAGTGTTAACATTCGATGATGTGCCTACGGTGCAAAATGACGGAACTAAAAAGAGCGGGCTAACTGAATCCGAGCGTAAAAACCTCCGAGATTTGAAGGGTGTCGTGACTATGATTTTCGATGACTTAGACGGAGAAGAGCTAGATATGCAAGAGATTGTAGGCTACTTGGCGGAAAATCACGATGTCAATGGTCGTGACCACGTACTGGTAGTTACCGCCGTGGATGCTGTGTTAGAGGTGTTGATAGTGCCTATACAGTACGCGGATTCGCAGAAGCTGGAAAGTATGGAAAGTCAAAAATTGTTAGCTGTAGGTTTCACAGTGCAGTAAACAAGGAGATATTGACTGTTAAGGTTTTATAAATTTATAGAATCTTAACGGGCAATTTTGCCATTTACTAGGTTAGTGATACTAAAGCTAGCCAATTTACTAGGAGATTTATATTATGGTTGATTCGTTACATGTTGCGAGTGAAGTTAGTTCTACTGATAATTCAAGTGATAATTCTAATGAGCGCTTGGCGCTCGGCACTATCATTATTGGTAAAGAGCTAGAAGTCGGTGTCAGTAAAAAAGGCGGAATTGAAAGTAAGGCTAACTATTATAGATTAACTGCTAATGAAATGAAGCCTTTGACAGCTGCAACTTTCATTAAGACCAGCAAGGATAAAGTAGACTTCGGGGTTAATGTTCCTGCGGTAACTGACGAAAAGATTAAGGGATATTTTGAAAGTAAGTTAAAGGAAAATGACTTATCAGTAATTAAGTATCTGAGCGATTCTATCCTAGAAAGCTATAAGGCTATCGTCTTAGCGGGCTATAACAGTCAGGATAAAGTGATTAGTTATGATTTAGATTCTCTGATTAAATTCGAGACGGAAAAGAAAGCTAGAGTTTCGAGCGAGCAGCGATTGACTGGCGAGCAGTGGACTGGATATTCAATGCTGATAATGGGAGCTTTGATTAAAGGCTTGAGTAAGATAACTAAGAAAGACGGTTCTATCTATAATTCTAGTGATGTTAAGACTATCTTAGCTGTGCTTAAGGCGTGCTTTACTACTACTCAGGCAGAAGCTAGTCCGATTGTCCTAAAGTTTGCCCCGATTGTGATTGACAACTTAGATGATACTGATACAGGGCAAAGTATTATAGCTGCTAATCTAGCTAGCTTGTTAGCGTTCAAAGTAGAGATGGTAAGCGAGCTTTAAGTAAGGTAAATGAGGGAAGGTAAGGTAAGGTAAAATGGAATCCCCTGAGTGTTGCATAAATGATACAGTGTGAATGCTTTATGAATGTATTAGTTTTACTAATCGGTACTATTAGCATTACTAATACAAGGACACGACATTTCGGGGGTGCTTTTTGTAAGTCGTTGATTTATAAGGGGTTTTTGCACCCCAACCGTTCAGTTGTCTGACAACAACAACAACCAAT